TGGATGATGAGCGGCTCGGCAGTCGATTGGAATGCCGTCGTCGAAATAGTCGAGTCAATTTGTGCCGCCATTGAGGAGGAGTTTTATCGCGTTGCCTACATCGTCCGCCACGGCTTTCTCCAATTTGGCGTTGTATGCCTTCAGGGTCTTGTCGTATGCGTTCGTGAAGAAATAGGAGGGACGGATACCCGTTCGATATATGCTCCGGGAGATAAGGAACACCATAGACTTCCGGGAGGCAAACTGCCCGCCGGCACCACGGGGGGCGATGCCTTTCTTTACTACCCATTTATCGATGGCCCCTGGCAACCTCCCCTTCGGTCCGGTGCCCGATCCAAACCGGAACGGGGACCGGGGAGCCTTGGCCGCGGAGACCGCACCCTTTACGCCTTCGTCCACGAATTGCCAGTATTCCGCACCGGGGAAGGAGAACGTTAGGTTCAGGCTCTTCTCGTTCCTCGATACGCCCTGCTCGTAGCGGATGGAGTTGTACAGGTTGCCCGTGACCACCTTGCCCCGTGCCTTGAGCGATATGCGGGCGCGTCGGCGGACCTCCTTGCCCATCTTGCCCATCTCCCTCATGGAGTTGGTCATGGGTACGCGGGTGCCGTCTATGGTTATGTGCTGCTTCATGCGAAAGCCGCAGCGCAGAGGTCCAGCGTATTGGACGTCTGCAACTGCATGGAACCCACCCACCCCGTAAGGAGGTTGTCGAACCTTGCCGTGAAGGGTTCGCAATCCACCGGGAGCGAAATAGTCACGTCGCGGTCTACGTCGCTCTGAGTGCTCAAGACCTGGGCGTAGTTGCTGACGATATCGATAAGGGTCCGCAGGGTGTCGGAGTATTGTTCCTGTGCGTCGGTCTGTCCGGGCAGGATCATATCCATTACGAGGATATCGAGCTGATACGTGAGTATGCCGCGCTCGATGGTTGCGCCGGAAATATCGACGTGGCAGATTGGGTACTTGTCGCCGGCCAACTTCTGAATATCGACCTCCGAAAGCTCACCTTCCTTGAATGAGTTGATGAAGCGATTTGAGAGGGCGATGGTTTCCAGCTCGTCGATGATTTGGTTTACTGTTCTCATAGGTTCATTTTCTGTTTCTCAAGTAGCGCACGGTCCTGCTCATAAGCGAGCCAGGAGAGGGCTGTTTCGAGGTGAGTCCTTTCGACCTGCGGTAGTTTAGTAATGTCCTCCCCTGCGAGATGTACGAACGTGGCGAACCATCCGTATTTCTCGGATAGTTTGGATCCTGTACCGCCTTGGAATAGCTGTCCAAAGCGTCGGCTAACGCCTTCCCGGTACGCAAAAAAAAAGCGGCTGCACCCAATGCGTGCGCCATCTTCATCTCAAGGAAGTATTCGGAGCGGTCCTCACCGTCGTAGTCGGCGATCCGGTAGAACTCGCCATGTTCCTCTACGATGGGGCGGTATAGTATGCCCATGACCTGGGGGAGGTGCTTATCGAAGGAATCCTTGCAGAGCGTCTCTATGTCTGCAAATTCGGCTACGGTGATGCGGGAGAGGTTCGGGTGGAATCCGTACCGCTGGTCGAGGTCGATGATTCTCTCGACGGGATAGTCGTCGTCGTACTTGTCCAGTATGCCGCCGATGACCCCGCCTATGTGCTGGATGTCCTTCTGTTCCATCGCCATCACTTCCTCGGTCGTAAGGTCGCAGAGGATGCAAATCGTTTCGACCACCTGCCGGAACTCGTCGCCTTCGGGTATGGCTTGGATGGACCGGTACTGTCTCACGGTGATGTCGTACAGGGTTTCCGGTATGGTGATGGTCTTCTTCACGCTATCAAATAGACGAAAGGTAGGGCCATAAAAAAAGGCCCCGGAGGGCCTGTACTTGGAAAGGGTTTCGGATTACATCCGCTCCACGTATGCATCGACCCACTTCTCGAAACCGCGGTCAGCCAATTCAGCCAGCATGTAACCCTCGACGGTGAATTCGTCGTCGCTGAGATTCATAGAACCTTTCTTTTCGAAGATTGCCATGCAGGAAAAGAGCATCTTGGTAGACTTGGCTTGAACTGCGGCTTGGATGGGGTTGCTTGTGGTCATGTCGTTGTGTGTTTGTTTGTCGTTGTTGACATAGCAAATATACAACTGCATTTCGCATATCCAAACATTCACGCAAAAAAAGTTTGCGTTTATGCGAGATAGTACGACCCACTGCGGGAGGTGGTGAGCAGGTTCAGACACACGTACCGGACCGCATCGATACCGTGGTTGTCCTTGTCCACGGGGCGGTTGAGGTTCCGCCCGTTCTTGTCCTGCTCCCATCGATAGGCCCGGAGTTCCTTCTGTAGATTCGTACTGTCGGCAGTGACCAGCAGCTTGTGTCGGCGCATTATGTCGATCCCCTGCCGCACGGAGTCCGGTCCCTTCCTTGCTGGCTTTACGTTGTGGCCCAACCGAAAGAGCTCCTCGATACTCTTCGGCTCGGCACTGTCTGCGATGATGGTCTGCACGTCGAGCTTGTCCAGCTCCTCGGAGATGTCCGGGTTCGTGAGTCCCGTCGAATACAGCCGCTCGTGGAGGATGAGCGTATGCCCGTCCTGGTATACGTCGATGACGGCGGTGGGGTCATTGGTAAATCCGAAGTCGAGGCCCGTCCCGATACGCTTGCCGGCTATCTCTCCTACCTCCCAATGGAAGACGGCCGCCTGGTTGACTCCCCTTTCCCCGAGGCCATAGATGCGCCAATAATTGGGGTCCGCATCTTTGAGGCGTTCAATCTCTGCGATGGTAGCCCGGTCGAGGTAGGGGTTGTCCTTGTACGTGGTGCGGAAGAAGCTCGCATCCTCGCGGGGGATGACCTCCTCGTAGATCCAGTGGTATTCGTCGGAGGGGTTGAAGTCGATGATGACCTTCCCCGTGGTCCGGAGCAGCAGTTGCCGCCAATCCTCCAGGGCCAGCTCATTGGCCTCATTGATGAAGAGAATATCCCGCTTCCGGCCCCGGACCTTTTGGGGTTGGTCTACCGAGATGAACTCGACGAGGTTGCCCCATAGGACGTACGTTCCTTCGCTCTTATTGTGCTGGTCGGGGGAGTATGCGTCCTCCCGTTCGAGGATGGAGAAGAAGTCACGCATGGCCGTCGCCCTCAGCGCGGGGAATGTCTTCCGGGCTATGGTGATGACCGCCCCGGCATTCTCATTCTCGTGGCACAGCTCGACGAGCGTTTGGAGTATCGAGTACGTCTTGCCCGATCGGGTTCCGCCCTGGTGTACTTGGATGCGGGAGGCGCACCCCTTGACGTGGTAGTACGTGGCGGGTTGCCTCAAAATAATTGAGCCTGTGAGTAGATAGGTGCCTCGGCGTATCGGGCGTTCTTCCCTTTTGGGTACGGCTCCTCGGCATACTTCAACGCCTTGCGCCATCGCTTGCGCTGGGTCTTGGATCCGACAAAGTATACGTATCGATGCTTGCTGGAGCGGTGTTTGCGAGGATGGTCTTCGCTTGCATCATAGTGCCGGGAATGCTTGCCGTCGGCGGTGCCTATGTCCGTCCGCTCTTTGGTCGAGCCGGTGTAAATCCAATTGGTTGCCTGATAGATGTATCCCATATGGCCCTGAGCAGTATCCGCGTAGCTGACGACAATCATGGGAGGCAGGTGTCGCAGACATTGAGCGACGAACCAGCTGAGAATGTTGGGCGTCTGGTCGGCGACGCACAACCGATTCAGCTCGTATACGCTCTCGGAATGCTCTGGTCCGCAGACTCCAATACAGAGCCACGGCGAGGCCGGCTTTCCGAACGTACATACACCCTTCATCTTGCCGTCTTCATACAGTCCGAATGCGTAGCTGATTGAGCACATCCGGCGGGCGTAATGCCGACCCAATAACCAAGGCTTGCATTGCTCGGACGCTATGGGGTGGACGGTGTAGGACTGCACGGCCCAATATTAAGACACGTCCGCGTTGTCATCGGTGAACCACGAGAGCGGCTTCTTCTCTGCGACGGCTATCTCCTGACGCTCCACGTATCCCCGCCCCTTGCCTTTCGTCTTGAGGAAGAATATCGTAGCGGCGGGGTTCCCGTCCTTTATGAGTTTGTGCAGGTGGGATTCGGCAAAATCAACGGCCACCTCTTGGATGTCGTCCACGGCTGCCCGGTACCCTTGGTCTGTTTGCATCCAGTCGTAATGGGTCGAGCGGTGAATACCGACCACCTTGCACGCTTGGGTAATGACGCCCAAGGCTTTCTCTAAAGCCTCAAGCATCGCCTTTTTTTTGTCCGTCGGATTTGTCGGGTTCATGCCTGCCCTACTTGTATGACTGATTCTGGATCGGGATAAGGGACAGGTATCTCTACCCACCAACTATGCGCCCTGTCCTTACCGGACATCCACACCTCGAATGTGAACTCCTCAGTCCATCCGTAATGGTCTACGGTGTGCCTCCAAGCTCCGTTATCCAACAGTTCCAAGATAAGGTAGTTTTCTCCTGCCGTAGGGGGGTCGAGGGTGCAATGTCTCCATTTCATTTTTTCTCGAACTGGTTGATGCATACGGCTACCCTCTGCACCATGTCGGGGAACTCTGCTCGTGCGTTCGTATCGGCTATGCAGCGGGCTACGAATGCGTTCTTATCCTCTTCGGGACGGGGTTCAGGTAGTGGCATCAGCGGGGGTCTATTGCTATCCATCCGTCACGGACGAACATAGGCTTGAGTTGCATTTCGTACTCGGCTTTCCTATACCGGGCGCGGACGTTCGTCGACCCTGGTCGGAAGATATGGCGGTTGAGCATCTTGCGGGCTTCGTGCCGAGAGGATACGTACCACACTTCGCGCTCGTTGTATTCGGGGCAGGTAAAGATTGCCTTGTATGTCTTATCCATATACGGCTAAATATAGCAGGATCGCGAACACCCCCACGTATCCCCAAAAGGTGGCACGGTATGCGTAGTCGTTAGACATCGAGCTTGTTTTTGTAGTGCTGGATTATGCGCTCGGTTTCGTGCTTGTAGAAGTCCCGGAATTCACCGGTCTCGTTCTGCGTCCATATCTTGTACAGGACGTTCCGCAGGCGTTGGCTTTGGCTCTTCGGCTCGTCGTAGAGGTCCAGTTCTATGGCGTCGAGTTCGTCCACCTCGTCCCGGTTTAGGGTTTCTTGCCCGCGGAAGTACAGGATGCCGAACGTGTCAATGAGTTGATCTATCTCCATGACCTCGCCCGACGTCTTCTCCTGCGTGATGAAGCGCACGGAGACGGTTCTATCCTTGCGGCGTTGATATCCGTCAAGCTGGGCGGCGGTAAGGATTTTCAAAAGAGCTGGAGTTGGTCTGACGGGTCAATGTAGAGCGACCATTCCACTACCTCATACTTGCCCCCAGTGGGTTGAATCACCTCGTATCCTGTCGCGAGGTATTTCTTTCCGTCCCTTTCGTGGATGTTTTGATATATGACTGTCTTCATAGCTTGCCTTCTTCGCGCATGACCTTCTCCGCCCACCGGAGTCCGGCCTTGCCTCCCCATAGAAGATACGAAATTGTACCGCACGCCTTGGTGTCGGACTCGTCATAATACTCCTCCGCGCGGGAGAGGTAGGAGTACATCCGTTTAACGGTATCGAAGGACACCCCCTCCCCTTTGGCGAGTTGCTGCGCCCTGACCTTGCCCACCTGGGTCGCGCACTTATTGTTCACCTTCTCGTTGAGCTCGATGCCCCGCTTGGCGTTATTGGATACCGCGTCGGGGTAGTTCGCCCACGTCTTAAACTTTACATGAATACTCATATGCCCTTTTCAATTTGTCGACCATCGCCTTGTTCTTCCCGGTGCAGTTGCACGGCTTCGCATTGGCGTTGAAGGTACGGTTGTAGATGTCATACATGGCCCGCGTCTGGTAGCGGTTCAACCTGCCGCGCTCTACGGCTGGCATAAGCTCCTCCCACCCTTGCACGTCGGCGGGATCCATTGCCACGTTCCTACCGGGAAAGAGAGCGTTAAGTTTCTTCTGCCGCTCCTCACAACCGCAATCCTCCACCACGGCGTGGACGAGCCTATCTATTCCCGTCTTCTTCGTGAGGTTGGCTATCCTGTCGCCCAGTCCCTTGGAGTTGCTTCCTGACACGTCGTATTGTGGTGTAGAGTTTATGTCGGCTTATTCCCATGGCATCGCTCAGCGAGTCGAGGGTGTGACCGTCT